CATTATCTCCAGAAGAACTATTACGGTAAGCAATAACCACTCTGTCTGAGTTAGAGTCATAAGCTATAGATGGGTATGTAACTTCAGCAGCTACCCATTTTGTGGCACTTCCTATAGATGCAGAACCTATTCCAACAACACTCACAGTCCCATCAGAGTTTACAACTACAGGCTTACCACTAGATATAGCACCAGAAGCTACTGCCCTGACCTTGCTGTCTTTTGCAATGTTACCGAAAGCTTTCATTAAGCTACTTTCTATTAAGCGTCATCTATTTCTTCATATGAAAGAACAGCAGACAAATCTCCTGCTGCACTTGCTTGTATTTTTAGTATGTCGCTTTCATTTAAGTATAATCCCATGTTTTTATCAATAGGAAGTAAGGTACTACCTGCTGCAACTGTAATACCTTTAGCTATGTAGTAGTCTACACTTGATCGTGTAATCCACACAGATATATCAGCAGAGTTAGTTCCGTCTATGTTAGCTATAACCAACGAATTAATTTTACATAGTTTGTCTGATGCACACGTTAGTAAACTAACTGCGCTTGCAGCAACATCAGCATCTAAAACTGTTTGAGCTAGAATACTAGTGACTGCTACTACATTTGGATTTGCCATTTAAAAACTCCTTTATTATCCAAATACCATTGCCATTGCAATCGCCTTACCAGTTGATGCCTTAGCGTCTAATTGTGTTTGTATTCCTGATGTTACACCATCTGAATGGTTTAACTCTGCTGCTGTAGCTGTTACACCATCAAGAATATTTAACTCTGCAGCAGTAGATGTGACTCCATCAAGAATATTTAACTCTGCTGCTGTAGATGTTACTGCTACTCCACCTATTTGTAAAGCAGTTGATGCATTTATAGTAGGAGCAGTTAATGTTCCTGTAAAAGTAGGACTTGCTACAAAAGCTACCGTACCTGAAGCATCTGGAAATGTAATAGTTCTATCTGCAGTAGGGTTAGTAACTGTTAGAACAGTTTCGTGATCGTTTGCACTAGACCCTTCTATAGTAATACCTGCGTCACTTAAATATAAACCGCTTACTGTAGGGCTTGTAATTGTTTTATTCGTTAATGTTTTTGTTGTTTGAGCGTAGTATGTATCAAGTAAGTCTACATCAAAATACTTTAATCCAGTAGCTGAATTATCATACATAAGTATTGCATCATTGTTTGCTACTGCTGTAGAAGTATCAAGACTAATTGCTGATACATCTGCTACAGTATTAAGCTCTGCACCTGTAGCATTAAGACCTGTTACATTATTAGCAGTTGCGTTTACAGCTTGGATACGAGCCTCTACTGATTGTTGTGTAGGAACTAATGTTGCACTATTAGATGACATATCATCTTCATCAACAAAACCTGTAATAGTTATGGTTCCATCTGATAAACTACCATAAGTTACAGTGCCTGTCGTAGTGATTGCAGATGAGCCATTGTTTATAGCACCAAATCCACTTGAGATGCTACCACTATTCAATGCACCTACTGTAGTTACATTACTGAGAGTATCTAAAGATGTCTCCATATATGTTTCAAAGTCAGTAAGAGCTACCTGCTTCATAGTCCCTGCATCATTAACTACAACTCTATCTGCATCTGCAAGTGTAGTAGATGTAGCAGAAGTGTCACCATCCATGATGTTTAACTCTTCAGGTGTAGCACTAATTTGAGTAGTGCTTACTGCAGCTAGTACAGGGATAGTACCACTTTGATTTGGCAAGTTGATTGTGCGGTCTGCTGTAGGATCTACAATCGTAAGTGTAGTTTCGTGATCATCAGCAGTAGCACCTTCAAATACCACAGCATTCTGTGCATTCATAGTAACAGTATCTACAACTGTGGTAGTACCCCCTACGGTCAAGTTGCCTGTTATTGTAAAGTTACGAATGCCTGTGTAGTCTTTATTAGAGTCTAACACTACAGCCTTAGATGCAATAGCAGTACCAACTGCAGTGCTTCCTAAGTCTAGTGCGTTAAGTTCGCCAACAACTGCTGTGATGCCATCTAGTGTATTAAGTTCTGCAGCAGTGGCAGTAACACCATCTAATATATTTAACTCTGCTGCTGTTGAAGTTACCCCATCAAGTATGTTTAACTCTGCAGTCGTGGATGTAACGCCATCCATGATGTTAAGTTCAGAAGTAGTAGCAGTTACTCCATCCATGATGTTTAGTTCTGCAGCAGTAGCAGTTACTACCGTACCACCAAGAGCAAGTCCATTTGTACCATCGTGAGATGCTATGTTGAAATCAAAAGAACCATCAGCAAATGTAGTGTTACCAGTAATAGTAATTGTGCTACCGTCTGCAGTAATACTATCTAGTGCAATATTTCCTACGTTAGTAATGTCTGCATCACCAAAAGATGTAGCAGCTAATGTTGTAGCCCCAGTTACAGAAAGAGTACCCCCAATAGAAGTGTTACCACTTGTATCCGCAACGGTAAACTTATCTGTGTCCATGACAAGACCACCATTTAGTGTTGTAGCTCCTGTCACTACAAGAGTACCTGCCACCGTACCATTTGCATCAACAGCAAGGGTATCTATATTAGCTGTACCGTCTATGTATAAATTACGCCACTCAGAACCTGTAGCACCCAAGTCATGTGTATCATCAGCAGAAGGAGTAAGAGCAGAAGCAACATCAGCAGTTATTGTAACTGTATCTGTGGCTGCATTACCAAGTGTAGTGTTTCCATTTACAGAAAGGTTGCCTGTTACTGTAGCGTTTTCATCTACTTGAAGCGTGTCTACTGTGGCTGTACCGTCTAGATATAAATCTTTAAATTCTACAGAACTTGTACCCAAGTCTATATCATTATCTGTTACAGGTACAATTACACCGTCTTGAAATCTAATCTGTTCTACTGCTGAAGAAGAAACCTCAACAAACACCCCATGTCTATTGTTACTTGTATCTACTGCGACTTTGTTTAAAGCATCAGTATCAGCTATGAGAGGTACGTATGCACCTTCAGTTGAACTACCGTCATGTTTATGCCCACCTGATAAAGCAAACGCATCTCGTATTGCGTTATACTCTGCGTTTACTGGTGCAGCTTTAATAACCTCATTAGGTTGTATTGTTGATGAGGATTGTCTTGAATAACCTGCCATTTTATAACCTATCTCCTACCCCAAATGTAATTACGAAACCTTGTATACTGTGTGAAGGTTTTGTGTCATTTGTAACATATCTTATTGAAATTGATTTTCCTGATCCTGACACATTTGTTCTTCGTATAGGCGCAGGACTACCGTCGTAAACAGCACCACTAGTAGCATCAGCAGCAGCATACGCAGCCTCATTATAATAAGCTGCAGCATTCGTATTACTTATTGTAAAGTCATTTGGGTTTAATACATTTACATCTTCGTAATCATACACTGCTGACATTAATATTTCATTATCGCCTTCAGAGCGTAAATAAGTTGCTATAGTATAAAATATTTTACGTTGCTCTGGATCTTGCATATACAAGTAAGGAGTTTGGAAAGCACTAAATATATCGCTTCCTCCAAAGCTGTTACCTTTTTCTTGTCTATAAACTTTACCTGTACTATCTCCATGTAATACAAATTCGTTTTGTCCTATGTAACCACTGTCTGCACAGGTAGCTGTGATACCTAATAATTGACCATACTCAAACTGTAAACCATTAGGTGTTTGTCTAAATCCACCTATAACACCTTGCGTATCAGCAGCAGCAAAGAAATACCTAAATTGCGTTTTACCTCTAATAACAACAGCGTTTAAACCATCTAAGTCAATATCAAAAACAACATCTGTAAAGACTGATTGAATGTCTTTTGATACAGTTTCAAGGTTAACGTCACCTATTTTATCTGTACCAGAAATAGGACGTAGACCATCTTGAGATAAAAATAGTAAGTCTCCACCTATTTCTATGACACTATCTGTAGCTAAACATCCAAGATTATCTGTAACAGACTCTAATACGAAATTAGAAATATTATTACCAACAAGCTTACGAATGTTGTTACTGCCAAAAATAAACAAAGCATCACGAAACGTCTTTATAGCTACTATAGGGTAACCTACATTTATTACACCAGAGCCATTAGCTGCGCTAAAATCTGTTTCTGCTAAAGGAGCACTAAAGTATAGGTTGGTATCCTCATTAGGGTCACCTGCTAAGAACATATGATTTTGAAATACAGCAGATACTTTAGGGTCATCAGGAGCGTTGGCGTGTGTTATCTGAGTATATGTTGATCCATCATATGTAGCAGCAGGGTTTACACCATCAGTTAAAATAACTTTAGGGCTACCAAAGTTAAACTTTGTAAATCTAACTTTAGTAACTCCCGACATTGTAGGTGAGCCTGAAGTAGATACAGCAGTCCAAGATGAGCCAGAAGTACTCCAATGATGTAAATAGTTATTACCACTAGAGGGAGTACGGCAAGCTAGTATACCATCATTAATACCATTAGCCACACAGACTCCAAGAACATTTCCTGTACCTGTTACTGTACCATAGTCATTACTAAATCCGTTTATCTTACGATAACCACCAGTAACAGATGGCTCATAGTTTGTAAGTTTTATAGCAGAGCCAGGTGCAGTTTCACCTTGAGATAAAACATCTCTACTAGTGTTTAGCCCACCCTGACAGAATATCTTAAACGAGGCTAGATTATCTGCCATTGTTAAATAAATCTCCCGAATGTGCTTGTATTAGATCTTGTTATTACTGTGGATCTTACAATAAGAGGATCATCAACTAGCACTCTACGCATCTGCTTTATGCCATCATCAAAGTTGTTTTGATGCATAGCAGCACTTTGTTCGTTGCTACGAAAGCGCATCATAAACATCATAGCTCCATCAATAACAACGTGGTTAAACCTATCAGGTATAACTGAAGTATCATTAAAGTTAGTTAAGTCACTGGGGAAAGACCAGTAGATGTACTCTACTTGGTAGGCTGCATCTGGTACAGGAGTTACACCAAACTTTTCTTCTAGTGTTTGGTATACGTATATTGGAGCACCATCTCCATCTGTTTGATCACCTGTATCATCAATGTTTCTGTGGTTTTGAATATAGTCATCATAACTGATTGGCTTTAATCTCACAGGGGCATTATCTTTAGAAGTTAATTTTTTAAGATAAAATGTATCCCAATCTGTGCTAGAGTAATCAGTAGGAAAACTATACTGCCTAGTACCTGCAGTAAGCGTTTGTGTTTCTGTTGTTTTTAAAAAAGGAAACTCTTGTCCAGTTTGAACAATGAGTCTAATACTATTATTGATTGCATCTTTTGCTAAAGCTTGTACATTACGTACAGTTGTAAAACCATCACCTGCAGTGTCTAGAGTAACTTCATTTAATCTACGTAATAGTTCATTAACAAGTGTAAGATATGTAGTAGCCATATTGATGCCCTTTAGATGTAAGTAGAGGGGCTAGTTTCCCAGCCCCCCACTTTTAGGTTATGTTACGCAAGTAAATCTCTATCTACTTCATCAGGAGCACGTCCACCTCTAGCACCTGTGTCAATGCAACATGCAACAACACGTAAGATACCAGATGTAACATCTGCAGAACCTGCAATCAACTTAACGTCAATTGTGTCTGTAGTTGTTACGTGTGCCGTAAACGTATCTGCAGCAGCAGTATTAACAACCATAGCTTGACCGTTTGTACCACTTGCTAAGAAGCCAGTAGAAGAAACATCTCCACCGTCAACGATGTCATCACCTGCTGCGAAATCAATATCCACAGTTGGTGAGGAACCATTAAAAGCAGTTTCAACTTCAGCACCTGCAAACAATACTAATGTATTGGCAGGAATTTCTAGAAGTTGGAAGATGTCTCCATCTGCGTTTGAGTACCCTGCTGCAACCAACTTAGCAATGTCAAGACGTGCTTCACGCATGTACATTCCCATTGCTTGATGGCGAGAGGTAGCTGTTGCACTGCTGTCTGAATTAACACCAACAGTGGCTTTTGAAGTCATGTCATAAGTAGCCATTATTCAATCCCCCCTTACGCTGCGTTGTACTTGGCAGTAACGATTGCTTCTGGACGAAGAATCTTCCTACCATATAGGTGCATACCCCGAACAATGTCCGAAAAGCTATCTGGATCACGATAAGTTTCAACTTTGTTGATTTGCTCTGCAGTTGCTACTGAAGAGTCGTGACCTGCTACGATTACACCATAGTTTGAGTTTTGGTTAGCCGAACCTGTTGTTCCTGAACCTGTTCCTACTGAAGGAAGGTTTGATGAAGTATACATACGGAAACCGTGAATGTTATTCAATACCAAACCATTTTGTAGTCCTGCTCCACCGAAGTCAGCATTTAACATGCGTGAATCTTCGTCTTTGAGTAGTTCTACAAACACCGGGTCAACAACCAACCATCTGCCTCTTGTATCAACTTGTTGTTGATCTAAAAGACGCCCCATACGAGCAATAACTTGTAAGGGAGTTGCTGTTGCAGTATCAGCAGCAGTTGCGCCACCTAGACGTGGTTTCAATGGAATTGAATGGTCATCAGCAGAACTTGTAGTGATGTTTCCAAAGGAACCCTTCTTTAACTTCATAGAAGAAAGAAGTTCGTCTGAACCTGCAGTTGATACAGCTTTAGTGCCGTTTACCACGTCATTTGCTGTACCTGCTGCTGAGTGTAGAGCAGACTGTTTAAAACCTGACAGATAGCCTAGAACTTCTTGGTCCATCTGATCAGCAAGTCTGTATGCTGCACGATCTGTTGCAAGTTGCATAAAATCTACATGACTATGAGCTTCTTCAATATCGTCCATCTTAAAAGCAAAGTAGTTAGCTTTATCAACAGTCAATTGAAACTCTTCGTCATCAAGATCTTGTGCTGAGATTTGTGTACCGCGAGAGTATGAGGATACAGAAATTTCTGGCTCCTTGATAATCTTAACAGTATCACCTTGGTTTGCGATCTCTCCAAAATAATCAGAGTTTGTAATCGCATTAGCTACGGCACTCTTGCGGAACGCAAGTTGTACCTGCTTGGAATAGATTATTGGCGAAAAGTTACCATTAGGTAAATTGCCATAACCTGCTGCGGTTGCGAAAGCCATTATGTTTCTCCTTATATAGATATGGCTATGTTAAAATGTACACGTCATATCCACGAAAGAGGCCGTTCATATTAGGGTAGTCAGTGTTGCTAATCAGTTGGCCTACTTCATAGCTACTGGGCCTATATGTCTGGGTAGTTCTTATTGTGGCTTAGTGTTAGTCACACGATAGAGTAACATTTAAGTCACTCTTATCATGTTAGTAGTTATACTTACGAATTTGTTATTGTCAAGTAATTATTTAGACATATCGTAAATAAACTTTCCACTACGAATAGCTTCCATGATCTCATCAGATCGTTTCTCATATTCTCTAGTGGACATCTTATTAACCTGAGACTCACGAAGATATGTATTACTTTCTTCAGTTTCAGGTGTATTACGTACACGAGACTTAACAGCCTTAGCTGCATCTTTATCCTCTGTGTTACGTTTCTTTGTAGTGATACCTTTGTCTGCTTTGTATAAGTCTATTACTCTAGACACAGACTTTGCATCATCAACATTTTCATATAGTGCATCTTGTACCCACTTAGGCTGTTCTTTAGCCCATTCATGGAATGTATCATCTGCACGAATACCTTCAAAGTCAGGGTGCATACTTAGTAATTCAGCTTCTGCTTTCTCACGTTTAGCATTTACACGTAACTCTTCTACTTCTTTTAAACGCTTATCAATATCTAGTGAACGCTCTTGTGCTTTCTTATCTGCTATAGCTTCTACTATTCCTGCTACATCAGGGTACTTCTTAGCCCAAGCTTCTATCTCTTTGTCTGACTTAGGTAGTACAAGTTCATTTTTAGCTGCTGAGTCTAGCTGTCCTTTTAGCTTTTCTATTTGTGCCTTATGCTCTTCCGCTTTATCTTGCATATGGCGTTGGATGTCAGCATAGCGTTGCTTAAATGTTTTCTCTTCTGCGCTTAACTCATCGTCTGCAGCTTCTTCTTGTGCTTCAGCTTTTGGTTCTTCTTTTTGTTCTGAACCACTCTCTGCCTGAACTTTGGTGTCCTTAACAGCTTCGCTACTGGATTCTTCTTCCTGTTCTGAGTCACCTGTGTGTTCCTCTAAGAGTTGTTTTAGCTCTTCTTCATCGCGTTTAGCACGTGCTGCATTTCTACGATGTGCTGCAGAGTCTACTATTATAGGCTTTGCTTCTTCCGTTGCTGCTGCTGTTTGTTCTACCATTTTGTTTTCTCCTTATGTGGGGCCAGTAATTAAACTAGGTATCCTTATAGTTATATGGAATTATTTTTTATACGAGTTCACCTGGGGGCGTTAAACTTCCACTTGTAGTTTCTGTTGAACCTGCATCTGCATCTATTGTATCAGCAAGGGCTGCTGCCTCTATTGAATCTTGTATGGTTTGAGTAGTTGTTGATACCCCACTAGGAGCATAGCCTGAACCTGTTGTTCCTGGAATTGGTGTAGGTGTTGACCCACTAGTTGACCCACTAGTTGACCCACCAGTTCCACCACCAGTTCCACCACCAGTTCCACCACCAGTTCCACCACCAGTTTCAACTTTATCTGTTGCTTTAATTATGCCTAGACTACTCATTATTTCTGTAGCAGTTGTACCAAATTTACTTTCAAGTTGTTCAGTTAGCATAGAACCATTATGTAAACCGTCTGGAACAACTTTAAATAGAGCACCTTTTTCTACCTCTTTTATTTCTAATCTCATTTCTTCTGCTGCGTCCTTGTCAAACTTTGCAACCATATTTGCAATAGCATGTGAACGAGCAACACCTTGTAGCCTATCAAGGCCAACAAAAGCTGCACCAATTGGCCCCATCATAGCAACCTTTTTATTTCCTTTTGAAACTTCCAAGTAGTCTTTTACAATCGCTTTCATAGCATCTGAGTCTGTAAAGTCTAAACCATCAGACCAACTTAAAGGGTCTTTAGGCTCTGGTGGAGGAGTAGAACTGCCACCATTACCACTGCTGACAGGAGGTGTTAAAGTATATCCTTCGGCTAATAAAGAATTATATTGTGCTAACGTTTTTGCCTCTACTTCAGGCTTTCCATTATTAGGACCATATAGCATTACAGGAGTAAAGGGAGGCTCTTCTGTTGTTTGTGATATTTGTTGTAAGTTTTGTGGAGCATTAGGAGAAAAACTAAAACCTGCACCAAACTTTGAGAAGTCAAATTCTGCTTGGGTATCTTGTGGGGGAGGTGGGCCAAGTGGAGGTGGGGGAGAAGGTACTACTGAACCACCTTCATCATAACCTGCATTGCCCATAGCAACAGGCGCACCTTGTCTATACATCATCTGTTGTTGCTCATAAGGATTAGGCATTGTTGATTGTGTAGGCTGTTGAGTAGCGTAACCTCCCACTGCCATACTAAGTTTTTCTATCTCTGCCTCTTCTTCAGCAGTTAGCTCACCTTCTTTTGTAGGCTCTATAGGTTCACCACCAATACGTCCTTCTGCATCCATACGAGATAACTCTAGTTTAGCTACTTCTCTAAGGTCTTCAAAAAACTTTAAACCATAAAAACGAAGAACATCAGCAGGTACTACATATTCACCTTCACTTAGTTGTGCAGGAATATCATCTCTTACTTCTTCAGGTAGTGAGCCTGGGGGTACTTCATTACCTGATACTGGATCTACCTCAACATCGTCTGACGTGAATGCTAGTATCATCTGTCTATCTTCATTTAATGCCATTAACTTTTTCCCTCAAATATTTTAGTCTTCGTAATGTAGCTATTGCACCTTGACAACGATGTAAATCTATTGCCGCCTCTGATTGTTCTAGTCTTCTTTGTTGCTCAAGAATTAAAATGTCTAGTTCTTCACAGAATGCATCCCACTGTGCTTTATTGTTTACAAAAGTCTTAAGCGACATTACTACTAAATCCTTGCTCACCTGGAACTGGGGCTGTGCCTGTACCTATGTTTCCACCTCCTGCTCCTGTCGGGTCTTGTACATCTGCACCTGCAGGTGGTTCCTCTTGAGGTGGAGCTTGTGGTTGCTCAGGCATTGGTTGTTGGAAACCCTTCATTATCTCAGCTTGTATTGCAGCATCTGCCATAGAGTTTGTAACTTTATCAGGGTCTAGATCCATGCTCTTAGCAATCTCTCGTACAATGTAATCCATCTTAGCAAAGGGTGCTAACATTGGGTTAGAAGCTACTTGCAAGAACTGCATCAAGCGTTGGCTACGTACTTCGTTAGCCATTAAGCTTTCAGTACCATTAGCTTTTACTTCTAGGTCACCACGTATACCTTCATCAAAGTCAAACTGCATATTGAATGCAAAGAATGCTTTACCCATTGGGGCAATGAGATAGTCATCTACATTCTTTACAACAGTCCTAATGCTACCGTTGGCAGCAGACATAAGCATAGAAATACCAGAAGCAGTACGCCCAACTCCAGTAACGCCTGTTTGACCATGAGCGAAAGATGGGAAACCAGTTGATTCATCTGCTAATACTCTTGCCTTATCAAATAACTGCATGTTTTCACCTGCAACATTTGGAAACTTAGTGCCAAAGATGGCCTGTCCAGGAGCACCTCCCTGTCTGCGAAAGACCTTGCCAGGATGCACACTCATGTCTTGTCCTGGCACTAGATTGGTTTCGTCAATCTCAATTAGAAGATTACCAGATAATACAGCATTGTCAACAGCCATTCGCATGAAACCGTTCATCAAAGTTTGTGTATCATCCATGTTTTCTGCAATACCTACACCAAAGAAAGAGTAAGGGTTATGCTCAAAAGGTACTGCGTAGTAAGGTATACGTGCAGGTTTAAATGGATTTAGTACACAACGAATTACTTTACCATTGACTGTCCAGATATTAGCATTGACTTCAAACAAGTCTTCATACTCTTTAGGTATCTTAATGCCATTCTCTTCAAGTATTTCTTTATCAACAAAACCCCAGAACTCTAATACCTCCCAACGCTCACTGTCTGTAGAAATACTATCATCGTCCTCCATCTTCATTTCCCAATGCTTACGTACATAGTCTGATCCTGAAGCAACAGCTTCTTCAATAGCATCTTCCATAAAGTAAGGTCTGTCTTTTAATGCACGTATTTGATTACGTGACATCTTATGTCTTTCAACAACGTATTCAGCGTCATCCATAGATGTAGCTTCAGGGTCAGGGTAGAAGTCCCACACAGATACGTGATTTGTTGAAGGTACAGTTTTAATTAGTGGATCATACTCACCATCATCATCCCAGTTAGGATACTCTTTATCTACTGCAAACGGACCTTTCATTACACCTGTGCCTAGCAATGCCATTTCAAATGCCATACTACGTAGATGTTTAGATGCGCCAGATTCGTTTAACTGATCGTGTACCTTCTTCTCCATCTTCTTAGCGGCAATCATAGCAGGATGAAATGTAGCAGTAGCAGGTGTACTACCATCTCCCTCAATTATCTTTTCAGATACAGGAGCTACTTTATCTTCTACTGGCCCTAACCTTCTACGTAAGTCTGATAAAGTCTCGCCAGGTTTTAATTTAGTATCTGGTCCTATCAAGTAAGGCTTTGTTGTTTCTTTAGTAAAGGAGTCTCTTAGTATGTCTGTAGCTTGTTCAGCAGCAGGGTCAATATTAATGTGAACAGACTCAGCCACTCCATCAGGTAGAACAGATGGATTGATAGTAAGGGGGAACTTGTTGTTACCAAAGAGTACGTCTACAATTTGTCCGTAAGCTGCTAGAGTTTTTGTTTTAGTAACCTTAACAAATACCCTAGACTTTTCTGAAGAAGTAAACTGTACATCAGGACCATATATACCTCTGTAGTTTCGGTATGCCCTCATCCAACGCTCTTCATCACCTAGACGAGCATCTTCAGCACGTTTGTAGCGATCACCTACAAAGGATACTATACTACTTACACTTTCAAAGAGTTTATCATCCTCACTCTCTGCAGCTATTACATCATCTGTCTCAAATGATAGGTCTTCTATTTCAGCCATTATCGGTCATCCTTATTAAAGCAATCAAATTGTAAGCCATAGTATTCATTCTGTTCATGCTTTTCCCAATTAGAACTTTGCACTATTTGTTGGCATTGCTCTTTAGTAAATAGTTCTTGCATTATGTACTGGTTACCTGTGTAGACCCATTCTGTTCCTGTGTTGCCCCACATACTTATTACAACAACAAATGATTTCATACTTAGTAGCCAAAGGTAGGGTCTGACATTTGAAAGCCAGATCGTTGTTTTGAAGGGTCAAAGTCCCATATAGAACTTCTTGGTCTAGTCATTATACCGTAACGTAAAGCATCATACAAGTGATCTTCTGCATTAGTATCTACGTCTTCAGGGTTCTTTTTATCTAGCGGAATCGTAGGGATTTGCGCTATTGTATTCGTGCAGGTGGAAAAGAACACAAGCCTTGGCTCTTCGGTGAACTCGTCCACCTGCAACCTACGGTGTATCTCGTTCTTACCTGCAACCCTTGAGCCACGAGAGCGATCTGATGGACGCCAACGGCAACCCTTCATGTTCATTTGCTCTGCAAGTGATGGGCCAGTATCACCTCTTTTGTGCCAGAGGGATGAATCCAATACACCGTACCTCATTGTACCATCTTCTGATTCTGCATCTAATATCATATCAGCTAAATCTGTAGCTGTAACCTTAGAACAATATAGCTCTCTGTAAACAACCAACTGTTCATCTGGTGAAACAGCGATCCATAAAACTCCAGTGTAGGAACCGTAACCATAGTCGCAAGCTCTAAATCTAGCCCATGATCTTGGAATATCGTATGGCTCCACAACGTGTATGCTTCTATCAAATTCAGGAAATGCTGCTCCCTCGTTAATATCCCAATTACCATCTAGTAACTGTTTTCTTTGGTGCTCAGGCAATGATAGTAGCATTGCTTCGTAATCACCACTGTCTGCTAGGTAGGGGTTGTCAAACAAACTAGCAGGTATAAACCTACGCCTAAACAAGGGCTGTCCTTCACGACTATGCCCTTTAGGAAATTTTATGGTTTCACCTGACTCAATGTTAGTAGCCCAGAATGATTCATTTACAGGTGATGGGTCAATAAACATTTTCTTTACCCAACCGTGTCCATTTATAAACCTAGCTGAGAACTAAACGCTGAACGAAGTCGTGACCTCATATAATCCCAAGCGTAAGGAGTAGGCCACTGTGTAAGTTCGTCAAAGCCAATCCAGTTAAACGCTTGACCTTGGTATCGTGTTACGTCCATGTCTTTATCTAAGTAGGACATCCACAGTCTACCACCTCTAGGTGCAATCCACTGTGATTTACGTTCACTCCACTTGATGCCAGGAATAGCTTTAGGGTAAAGCTCTTGACTCTTTTGTATAAGTTCCCTAAGTTCTTCAGTAGTATGGCGAACAAGTAAACCACTAAAGTTTGGATCGTTTAGACCATGAAGGGGGTCAGCAAGCATTGCAAAGCTCTTACCACCACCTGCTGCCCCTCCATACAAGACTTCCCTTTCAGAGGCAGAGAGGAAGCTTGTCTGTGGTCCTGCGTTTGGTTTAAACACTACCTCTTGAGCAATGTCAACATCAAACTCAGGCATTTTAACTTCTGCTGCTACAGTTTGTACTTTAGGCTGTGGCTGCTCTGGACTTAACTGTGTAGGCTCCGATTCTTTCTTCTTCAAGGTTCTTGATTTCTTGTAACGTTTCTTGGAGCCGCTTGGCAAGCTTGCGCTTAATTGTAGCTGCTTTCTTACGTTTTCGCTCAATGTCTACCCTTTTCTTAAGGCCTTTACCAGATATGTATCTACCTGTTTGCTTTGTTAACCACAGTGCTACTTCTTTATAAGTGTATTGTAGGATGTGATTCTTTGCAAGTTCTAATGCTTCTAGCTCTGGGATGATAGGCTGAAGTAGCTTATCATTGTTAGGGTCAACTTCGTAACCAAACGGTATCGTTCTAGTTACTCTAGCTATTACGTGCCATTGTTTTTCTGCGCCCTTGTGTGGTCTTGGTAGTTCCCAGTATCCCAAGGACTCACGCTGTTTACTTATTCGTTTGTTCCTTCTTTAGATGGTAGTATAAATACGCCACCGCTAGATGACGATACATCTACTCTTTCTACTTTACCAAGTCCTGCTCTGTCAAGCAAGTCTTTAGCTGCTGACATCTTGTCTCTTATGCCTAACTCTGTTGGGTCACTCAATGCACCTACCATAGCCATAGCAGCTTTAGGTGCTGTACGTGCAAAGTAACTACGTGTTCTATCACCTATCTCATCTTTCAAAGATTCTACAATGGCGGTAGTACTAGACTGTTCACCATATCCTGATAGTCTTTTAGCTTGTACAACATCCCCACCTGCCTCTTCAAACAAGACATCAAGGAACTTCTGTTGTTTTTCTGTTAGGTTTCTTGCCATTATGTCACCATGTAAATTACAAATCCGAATATACCAAACCCTGTAGTTAAAAGCAAACCTGTTACGCCCCAAGTTACAATAGCTTCTTGAATTTCGGCTTTACGGTATTCTTGTTCTTTCTTTTGTTTACGTATCCTACCTTCAGTTGCCACAAGCTCATCCCAAGCAGATGGCCCCATGCTAAAACTAATCCAGTCTTTTAACTCTTTTCTCATGGATTCTGCTTTTCGTTTAGCAGTAAATATAGCTAGAGCTTCTGCTTCAACAGACCCTCCATTCAATGCTTTCCACCAAGGTGGATTCTTATTTTTTTGTTCAGCGTAGGACAGATCACTCATAGCACCTGCCCATTGGGTCAACTGTCCTGACATAGATTGTAGGTCTTTACCTACTTGAAAGCCTTTCTTCAAAGCATTGAAAGCTACGGTTGCACCACCGATAATTGTTACTGGGTCCACGAGCCTCCTCCAAAAGTACTCCTAGCATCATTAAAATCATTATTTGTTTGTTAATTTGTTTGTACTCCTATGGTATGCCTACCTTCTTAGGCTTACATAGTTGTACATAAATGTTACTAGGTTAGTAGAGACAATACGGAATATCCGCTATGTAGGTTGGTAATGCTCCTCTCCAGAAAGTGTTACATGAAAGTCTGAGCTAGACTCTTCAAAACCTACAATTTTATCTCCTGCAGATAGGGCTATATATGCCCCACCTTCTATTACGTTTTGTATTGTATTAGCTGCAAGGCTACCTTCATCCACAATTAAATGATAGGTTGTCGTTGAAGCCTCATACCACTGAAGACTATACTTCTTAGTTGAAGATGCCCCATTTGATACGTGCAAAAATCTAATCAGACTAACAAAATTATTGGGGCAGGTATATATAACGTTACCACTAGCCGCACCCGAAGTTGCAGTAAGGTCTTTAGCTGCTGAGAAAAATTTAGCGTCTGATAGTATTGTCACTTCTTACCTTTAGTTTTTTTAACTACTTTAGTTGTCCAGGCTTCATTCTCTGGTGTATCGGGGTCATCAGCAATGTAGTGACCTTTTTTATCTCTAGCTCTAACAGTTTCAACTTTAGCAGTTCCTGACATCAAAGCTTCTAGCTCTGGTACTTCAGTTATAAACCCACCTTCACGATCTGGCTTATCCATTACTACTGCTTTATTGCTATCTATAACTGTGTTACCCATTACAGTGTAACCTAGAGATTCTATAGCTTCTTCTTGTTCTTTAGTTAAATCAGTCATTACTTACGAGCCTTTCTGTTTGGTGGAACTGATGCACCTGCATTAGCTTTAGTTTTACCACCTTTAGCCATACCTTTTTTCTTCATCATCATAGCACCGCCATTAGCCATACCTTTTTTCTTTTTCTTTTTAGCCATACCACCGTTAGCCATTTTGCCTTTGCCATCAGCAGCATAAAACGGAACCATGTTTCCATCTTTGCCTTTGACCATCTTCAAGCCACCTGCTGCGTAACCCTTCTTTTTCATGCCGCCTTTAGCGTAACCCTTCTTCTTCATCTTCATTGTTATTCCTCACTATATAGATTGTTAAAGACTCGTTGCGTATCCCATACATAGTCTACGTCTTCTTTTGAGTTATATATGTTTTGGTTTGGTCTAAAGTCTGGTGCACCTTCTCCTGTTTCAAACCATGCAGGGTGAGTTACTCTCACTCTATTATTGGGCAACGCAACAATGTTACCTGTATACTTACCTGCATCTAACAACTCCAATACGTGTGACTGTTTATGTTGTGCAGGATCATCAGCTACTTCATTGTCTGTGTAGTCTACAGTGAAGTAATACTTTGCAGGGTAGAACTCACCGTCTACTTTTGCTATCCAAGGAGCAGGACTTGCTCGTTCCAACTTGTATACGGAATGTGTATGAGACATGCAATCCCAAGGTTGTGCCATATATGGTGGTAACTCTTCAGGCCATTCTTCGTATGGCGTATCAGCTACAAGTGCAGTTAAGGGCATCCTAGCCCACATTGCACCACCGTGTACATTCTCTGAGTCATCAAAGTCTGACTCACATCCAGTAAATATAACTTGAAAGCTTAACGTTCTGTTTGGCATGGTGGTTACACCTATGACCAT